GGTGGCAGAAAATATCAAGTTTTCAGCGTCAATTCCAACGTATTAATTAATCTGACTGACTCTGCAGCAACAAGCGTTAGTGGTTCTGCGTTTGTTCAGCAAGGTCCAAAGTATATTGCCAACGTTGCAGTTTCTGATAATACTTACACAATTCAAAGAGTGTTTGGTGTTGATAGAGACGAGAAAGCAAACGTTTCTGGTGCTGCTAGTGCTAATGCAAATGCTGTTTGCCACACCGGTTGGGTTTACATTCAAGAAGTTGGTGGTAGAGTAAGAGGCGAAGTTCTTGTAGCAATGTCTAAGAACTTTAATGCCAATGCTACTGGCAACCTGCATGTGTTTGCTGACGCTAGCGACAACGCAACATTCCCTCAGACTCGTAATGAGGGTGGCTTGCCCAACAATAATTAATGGCTGATGCAAAAGTATCTGAACTGGTCTCTGCCACCTCTTTAGGGGGCAGCGACCAGCTCTACGTTGTACAATCCAATACTAGTAAGAAGATAACAGCTGCAACGCTTTTTGCAAATGCGGCTAATGTTGTTTTATCTGGCAATACTACTTTTGGTGGATCACCACAAACACTTGGTGCTCCTGGTATCATTAATATCAATACACCAATCACTCAGCTCTCTGCTGATGCAATTGGTGGCACACTTCAAATTCCTAGTGGAGCAAATGGTCAGGTAAAATTTTTAGTTATGACTTCCACGGCTGGTGGGTCATATACAATTAATAACGCAAATATTTCAGCTAACGCTAATGTGGTGTTTAGTTCTGCTGGACATACTGCTCAGTTGTTATTTACTAACAGTAAGTGGTTTGTTGTTGGAGGTACGGCAAACGTAACCTATTAAAATGCACTATGAATTGACTGAAGACAATTTTGTCTTATATGCTATGAAACACTATGATAATCCACACTGCAAAGGGTTGATTGAGTTTCAAGAAGATCTTAAAAGATTTAGTTACTTAAAAAGACTATTTAAAAAGTACAAACCTGGATCACAGTTTAAAGAGAGATTAATACTAAATCATATTGTTGTGTTGAACAATTTATTTGGTAGTGCTACAGTAACGATGTTGTTTTTTAAGATTGAAGAGCCAAGTTGGCCTCAGCTTAAATCGTTTTTATTGTTTTTAAATCTGATGCCACCAGATAATTTGTTGATAGAACACGATCAAATGGTATTAGATTCTTTAGGAAATATTTAAATGGGTCGTTTCATAGATTCTGTAATTGCTCTTAGAATTCTAAGATTACTTACAACGCCTTTTGATAAAACTGATGCGTTTAAGTTTGGTATTATTGATGCTAAGGGTAAAGAGCTCAAAAGAATGTCTCAACTCAACACGGTAGATGAGAGAGACGCTTACACCATTCTTCATAGGATGGTTTTTAGACTTAAAAAAATTGTTGAGAAAGTACCTATTGAAAATAAGAAGTTAGCTTCTTATGCTGCTGCTTTAGCTCTCGTCAAGGAGCATGTAGAGCTAAATAAAGAACCGATTGATTTAGAATCGTTGTATCTCGAGAAACTTAACAGCAATATAAGTGAAGAGAAGTTAGTTGTAGAAGAGTTTTTGAATGAAGACTACACGTTAACATTTAAACAATTCTTAGACGAAGAAGTGCCAGCCAACAATGCTGGCACACCTGGTGTAGCAGGTTTTACACCAGAGACTGTTGGAGTTTCAAAGAAGGCCCAAAAAAAGCATACTCAAAAAAAGAACATCTTTAGGAGATCGTAATGGAAATTATTATTATTCTTGTTGTAGCAGCTGCTATTGGATATTTCATTTATAAAAACACTACACCCAAAGCACTAGAGTTTCTTGATGTGAACAAAGATGGCAAAGTCGATGCAAAAGATGCAAAGTCAGTAGCTGATGTGAATAAGGATGGTAAAGTGGATGCACAAGATGCAAAAGCAGCAGTCACTAAAACCAAGACTGCGGTCCAAAACAAGACCCAAAGAAGAAACAAATCTAATGGAAACCGCACGCAGCACTAAATCCAACGGAACAGCTGACACCAAGGCCCGTATTTCAGTTCTAGAGAATAACGTGGCCTACATCACTACTAGTGTAGAGAAGCTAGAGACCAAGATTGATGGTAACTACGCTACCTTGCATTCCCGCATCAGTGACCTTCGTGATGATCTAAGAAGTGACTTTGAAAACAAGCAACAGCGGATTATTGATAAACTTGAAGAGCACAACAGAGGTTCTATAGAGAATAGCGATAAGCTCAACGAGAGAATATCGCACATCGAAATGTGGCGTTGGATGATTATGGGTGGTGCATTGGTTTTAGGTTACGTGTTAGCACACGTTAAGTTAGAAAACTTATTCTAGTTGTAAATCCCCTCGTTAAGTAGTATACTCTAAGCCTCACTTAAGGCTTATTATGTCTATTTTTCTTGACACAAAATACCTCACACTACTGAGTAGTCGCCTACCTCTTTTTAAAAAGAAGAGTGAAAATACTTACAACTGTAGGTGCGTTATCTGTGGCGACTCGGCTAAAAAAGTAAACAAAGCAAGAGGGTATTTCTTTCCAAATAAAGACAGCTTGATGTACAAGTGCTTTAATTGCGATGCTTCAATGTTCTTTAGCACGTTTCTAAAGCAACAAGACAATATGCTTTATCAACAATATAGTTTTGAAAAGTACACCGAAGGACAACCACTTAAGCTCGACAAAGAGGCAGACATTAAGTTTAAGCAGCCTGAGTTTAAATCCACTGAAAAAAGACTTATTGACAAAATACTCGAGCGAGTGGATCAGTTACCAGATGATAACGAAGCGGTGTTATTTTGTCAGAAGAGGATGATTCCAAAGGATAAATTCAACAGAATTTATTTTATTAGTAACATTAAAAATATAGTACAACTCAGCGATAAGTACAAAGAGAGTATTAAGACCGAAGAGCCAAGACTTGTTCTTCCGTTCTTTAATGAATCTCATCAGCTATCTGGTGTTACGTGTAGAGCTTTGAGAGGTGAAGCACTAAGGTACATCACTGTTAAAGTAAAAGACCACGATCCACTAATCTTTGGTTTAGAAGAAGTAGACAAGACAAAAGATGTCTATGTGGTGGAAGGTCCAATCGACAGTTTGTTTTTAGATAACGCTATTGCGATGTCCGGGATAGCATTGTCTCGTGTTGAGTTGTCATCTATAGACAAAGATAAACTTGTTATAGTGTTTGACAATCAGCCAAGAAATTCAGAGGTTTGCAAGGCGTTAAAAAAGGCTATAGACGGAGGATACAAGGTAGTTATATGGCCACAAGCAATTGAAGAGAAGGACATCAATGACATGGTTCTAGCCGGCAAGAATGTAAAGAAAATAGTTAAAGAAAACACTCATTCTGGTCTGCAAGCAGTAGCAAAATTTGTTAGTTGGAAAAGAGTATGAAAGTAAAATTAATTAGTTATTCACAACATGCATTTGATCCTGCATTACAGGATGAAGTAGAGCAAAATGTAATGAATATGCAAGAGCTCGTAGCATATTGCGCAAGAGTATCAAATCCAAGTAATCAAAACAACAAAGAGACGTCAGAAAAACTAATTAAATACTTAATAAAACATCAGCATTGGTCTCCCTTAGAAATGGTAAGTGCTTGCTTAGAGATTGAGACAACTAGGGATATCGCTAGACAAATTTTACGCCATCGATCGTTTAGTTTCCAAGAATTCTCTCAGCGCTATGCGGATCCAGTAAAAGAGTTGGAGTTTGAATACAGAGAAGCTCGTTTGCAAGACGATAAGAACAGACAAAACAGTATAGATACAGATGATAGAGAACTAAAAAGATTTTGGTTAGAGAAACAACAACACATAATTAGAGAAGCAAAAGCAGCATACACCTGGGCAATTGTAAACGGTATTGCTAAAGAGCAAGCAAGAGCTGTATTGCCTGAAGGATTAACAGTTTCGAGGATCTATATGAACGGAACCTTGAGATCTTATATTCACTATATACAGCTCCGGAGTGATAATGGAACACAAAAGGAACACCGTGAGATTGCCTTAGCTTGCTGTAAAGTTATTGCTGATGTTTTTCCACTTGCTAAAGATTTAATAGGAAATAAATAACTAATGTTTGCTGCGATTAGATTAATACTCATAGTTGTTATTCTTGCTGTGTTGGCTGGTGGTGCTTGGTACGTGACTGGCATGAGAGCTCAGCTTGCAGTATCAGAAGCCAACAACAAAAAACTAGAAGATGCAGTAACAGCTCAGCACTCGCTGATAGATCAAATCAAAAAAGACGTATCGCTCGTACAAGAAGCAAATCAAAAGTTAAATACAACGATTCAAGCTCAGAACAAAGATTTAAACTCACTTCAAAATAGATTTAACACAAATGCCGATGGCTCACAAAGAGACATTGGCAAGATTGCAGTAGCCAACCCATCTGGTATCGAGAGAGCAATCAATAGAGGCACAGTTAATGCCATTCGTTGTTTAGAGATTGCATCTGGCGCACCATTAACCCCCGAAGAACGAAATGCAAAGACACCATCTGAAATTAATAAAGAGTGTCCAGCAATAGCAAACCCAAACTATGTTCCTACAAAATAAAATAACTAAATTACTACTATTGCCAATCCTAACTATAAGCCTTAGTGGCTGTGCTTCGTTTAGTCTTTTTGGTAGTTCACCAAAACCACTAGAAGTTAGGACAAAAGCAGAAGAAAGAACAAAACTCAACTTAGGTTCACCCGAGCCGTTGAATCTTAAAAGTCCTAGATGGACAATTATAACTAAAGAAAATCAAGAGCAGGTTTGGAAAGACTTAGAGCATGATCAAGTGGATCCCGTTTTGTTTGGTCTGACAGATCAAGGATATGAAACACTGTCAATAATGATTGCCGAATTGAGAAACTACATAAACACACAGAGACTAGTAATAGAGCAGTACAAAAAATATTACGAACAACAAGACGACGAAGCAAAAACAACAAGTAACAAGTAATCGGAGTTTTTTATGACACCTGGAATTGTCCATGGTATTGAGGTAGACTATTCTCGCGACATTTTGTTTGATGACTTAGGTATTAAACGTTTGCAAGAAAGCTATATGCAAGATAGTGAAACATCTCCTCAAGAAAGGTTTGCATATGTGTCGCACTCGTTTGGTTCCAATCCGGAACATGCCCAGCGCCTTTATAATTATGCTAGCAGGCATTGGTTATCTTATAGCACTCCCATTCTTAGTTTTGGTAGGTCTAAGCGTGGTCTTCCTATTTCTTGCTTCTTGCCATATCTTGATGATACTGCAGAAGGGTTGGTCAACACTCTATCGGAAGTAAATTGGCTCTCAATGTTGGGAGGTGGTGTTGGTATTGGTATCGGAATACGTAGTGCCGACGATAAGTCTGTCGGTGTTATGCCTCATTTGCGTACTTATGATTCATCGTCACTTGCATATCGCCAAGGTAGAACAAGACGAGGTAGTTACGCTGCTTATCTGGATATTGATCACCCTGATGTTCTTATTTTTCTAGAGATGAGAAAACCAACGGGTGATCCTAACATGAGGACACTCAATCTCCATCATGGTATTAACATTACTGACGACTTCATGCAACTTATCGAAAGATGCATGCTAGATAAAGACGCTGATGATACATGGGAACTTAAAGATCCACACACACGAGAAGTTAGAGACAAAATACCAGCGAGAGAACTATGGCAAAGAATACTAGACATAAGGATGCAAACAGGTGAGCCGTACTTACACTTCATCGACACCTCTAACCGCCAGATGCCGGAATTTCAAAAACGTCTCGGTCTACGTATTAGGCAATCCAATCTTTGCAGCGAGATTATTCTACCCACGGATAAAGAAAGAACTGCGGTCTGCTGTCTGTCTTCTCTTAATCTGGAGTACTTTGACGATTGGAAGAATGATGTACGATTCCTCAGAGACGTTGCGGAGATGCTCGATAATGTTTTGCAGCATTTCATTGATAACGCTCCCAATCCTATTGCTCGTGCAAAGTATTCAGCTTTTCGAGAGCGATCTATTGGAGTTGGTGCGTTGGGTTTCCATGCTTATCTTCAGAGAAATAATATAGCATTTGAATCTGCACTAGCAAAGTCTGCTAACATTAGAATGTTTAAACACATTCGAACTCAATTGGATCTTGCAAACTTTGAACTTGGTACTGAAAGAGGCGAAGCACCTGATACAGTGGGTACCGGTAGGCGCTTTTCTCACATGGTGGCTATTGCACCAAATGCCTCCAGTAGTATTATTATGGGCAATACCAGTCCTAGTATTGAACCATTTCGTGCAAACGCTTATCGACAAGACACCTTATCTGGTTCATCACTAAACAAGAACAAATACCTAGATGCAATTCTCAAAGAACAGTCAAAAGATCAAAAGGAAGGATGGTATGATGAAACCTGGTCAAGTATCATTGCTAATGACGGATCCGTTCAACATCTCGACTTCCTCGATGATTGGACAAAAGAAGTATTCAAAACGTCTATGGAGATTGACCAAAGATGGATTGTGGAGCACGCAGCTGACAGACAGGTGTACATTGACCAAGCGCAATCCGTTAACCTCTTTTTTCGGCCAGATGTTAACGTAAAATATCTACACGCAGTTCATTTCATGGCTTGGAAGAGTGGACTCAAGACGCTTTACTACTGTCGATCAGAAAAGATTGGTAAAGCAGATAAAGTAGCAAAGAAAATAGAAAGAGAAGTAATTAAAGAGCTCGACTTTAAAGCTATAATTGACGGAGACGAGTGTTTAGCTTGCCAATAAGGAGAACATGTGTCATATTCTAAAAAAGTTCTAGATCATTATGAGAATCCAAGAAATGTAGGTTCATTTGATAAAGAAATAAAAAGAGTTGGCACCGGTATGGTTGGAGCGCCAGCCTGTGGCGATGTTATGAAACTGCAGATAAAGGTAGACGAAAATGGCATTATATCCGATGCTCGTTTTAAGACGTATGGATGTGGTTCAGCGATCGCAAGCAGTTCACTGGTTACGGAGTGGGTCAAAGGTAAGACTCTTGATGAAGCTGGCACTATCAGAAACACAGAAATTGCTAAAGAGCTTGCACTCCCGCCTGTTAAGATCCATTGCTCTATCCTTGCGGAAGACGCTATCAAAGCTGCAATAAAAGACTATAAGGACAAATATGTTAACAGTAACACCTAATGCCCATATACAAATTAAAGAGATCCTTTTAGGAGAAAGTTCTAAGTATGTTAGAGCTTTCATACAAGGTGGTGGTTGTAGTGGGTTTCAGTATGGTTTTACAACAGAAGATGACAAAAACGAAGATGATTTTGTAATTGAAAATCTAATTGTTGACGCTATGAGTATGCAATATTTTGATGGAGCCACTATTGATTATAAAGCAGATAAACTTCAAGGGTCTTCGTTTGTAATTTCTAATCCAAATGCAAAATCACATTGTGGATGTGGTTCTTCTTTTGGTGTTTAAAAAAAACAAAAGCAAAAGGATACAATGAAAACTATAATCATAACAATTATATTTTTAGTCTTTTTTTTAATAACTACAATAACATTTGCAAATCCTTATAACTGGCCAATCACTAGAGTCATCGATGGTGATACAGTTGCATTTAAGGCTGACTTTATGCCAGCTCCACTAAAGCAAGAATTATCGATCAGAGTGCTTGGTGTTGATACGCCAGAGAAGATGCCAAGAGCACTGTGTGATAAAGAAGCTAAGGCTGCGCTTGCAGCAACCGAATTTACTAAGACAGCAGTAAGCAAAGCAAAGGTAACACAGATTGAGCTCAAGTCACACGACAAGTATGGTGGTAGAGTGTTGGGTGATGTTATTCTTGATGGTAAAAGACTTTCTGAGATGTTAATTGCTAATGGTCATGCAAGGCCTTACAAAGGTGAAAAGAAATCATCCTGGTGCGAATAGATATTTTTTTCTAGAAGAAGTTCCTGATGGATGGACGCCAGGTAAAATGCCTGGATATCAGGGTGGTACTGGTATACTGGTAGCTTAAAGAAAGGTAAAAAAATTGGACAAAAAAATAAAAAAACAATTCAAAGAACTTAAACTTACTGACGATAGAGATTACTTTAAACCGTTTAAATATCCGCAATTTTACGATGCTTGGTTGAAGCACGAGCAATCCCATTGGCTCCATACGGAATGCCCAATGCTCGAAGATGTTAAGGATTGGAAAAAGAAACTGTCAGAAGAAGAAAAGAACTTCCTAACAAACATCTTTAGGTTCTTTACACAAGGTGACATCGATGTTGCTGGCGGTTATGTTCAAAACTATCTACCATACTTTAAACAACCTGAAGTTAGAATGATGCTACTTGGTTTTGCTGCAAGAGAAGCTTTACATATTGCTGCGTACTCTCACTTGATTGAAACTCTTGGAATGCCAGAAACAACCTACTCTGAATTCCTAGAGTATCAAGAGATGAGGGAGAAGCATGAGTATATTTTGGACCTATCTTCTAAAAACGGTACTATTGAGTCCACTGCTGCTCATATTGCTGCCTTTTCTGCTTTTACAGAAGGTATGCAATTATTTTCGTCATTTATTATGTTACTTAATTTCCCTCGTCACGGCAAGATGAAAGGAATGGGTCAGATTGTTACTTGGTCAATTGTTGACGAGACTCAGCACTGCGAAGGAATGATCAAACTTTTTAGAACGTACATCCATGAGCATCCAGAGATATGGAATGATAGCTTAAAGAGCAAGATCTATTCTATAGCAGAAAAGATGGTTGTGCTTGAAGATAAGTTTATTGATCTCTCGTTTAACACCGGTGCTATTGAAGGGCTGACAAGCGAAGAAGTTAAACAGTATATTCGCTATATTGCTGATCGTAGATTAATCTCAATGGGTATGAAGGGGATCTTCAAGGTTAAAAAGAACCCACTGCTTTGGGTAGAAGAAATGATCAACGCTCCAACACATACCAACTTCTTTGAGAATAGAGCAACAGATTATGCAAAGGGTAGCCTTTCTGGGTCCTGGGATGATGTTTGGGGCAAGGCTGCGTGAAGGAAAAGTTTGTCAATGCATACATGAAAGTAGCAGAGGTGTTTGCTGAACTTTCACATGCAAAGAGACTCAAAGTGGGTGCCATTGTAGTGAAGGACGATCGTATAATTAGTATTGGTTACAATGGCACACCTTCTGGCTGGGACAATGTTTGTGAAGACGAAAACTATAGAACTATTCCAGAAACAATACACGCTGAAGCAAATGCAATAGCTAAGTTAGCTAAAAGTCAGGAGTCTGGTGAAGATTCTACAATGTTTATTACTCATGCTCCTTGTGTTGATTGTTCCAAGCTAATCTACACTTCTGGTGTAAAGAAAATATATTTTAAAAATTACTACAGGGATCCCTCCGGGTTGGAGTTTCTTAAAAAATGTGGGGTGGAGGTAGAGCAAGTAAATGCGTAGAACATATAATTGTGATCATTGTGATGCTGAATTCAAAATATCTCATAAGTTAGATGAAGAATACTATGAAGTAAATTTTTGTCCTTTTTGTGGTGCCCAAGTTGACGATGAGGATGACGAGGACGAAGAATACGAATGACGTGGTTTTATAACAATGAGCCTTTTCTAGATCCTGGAGATAATTATGGTTTCGTCTATGTTATTTCAAACCTTACTGACGGAAGGAAGTATATTGGCAAAAAGTTCTTTTGGACATCTAAAAGAAAACAAGTCAATAAAGTCAGAAAAAGATACAAAGCAGAATCAGACTGGCAAGAGTATTGGAGTTCTTCTGATGAGCTCAAAGCAGACATTGAGAAGTTAGGTAAAGAAAACTTTAAAAGAGAAATAATCCATTTGTGCAAAACAAAGGGAGTTACCAACTACTTGGAAGCTAAGGAACAGTTTCAAAGAGCTGTTTTAGAAAATAAAGAAGAATGGTATAATACTTGGATTATGGTACGTGTGAGTAGGTCTCATTTAAACAAACTAAAATGATGTTTATAGCTATCCTTTTTGCTACTGCATTCTTTTTGTCTTCAGTGGCAGCTTACTATTCTATTATTGGATTGATAGCAATCTTTCCAACAGCAGTTATTCCAATTGTTGTAATGGGTGTCAGTCTTGAGCTGGCAAAGCTTGTTGCTGCTTCCTGGTTGTATAGGAACTGGAAGACAGCACCACAATCTCTAAAGTACTACTTCACCACAGCAGTCGTAGTCCTTTCGTTTATTACATCTATGGGTATCTTTGGATTCTTATCTAAAGCACACATTGACCAGACAGCAGTTGGTTCCGACTCGCTTATTGAATTAAAAATTATCGATGATCAAATTGCTGCAGAAAAAAGGAGAATAGAAAATGCTCAGAGATCTCTTTCTGCTTTGGATAGACTCATTGACGAGTCTGATACAGAGACCGCTATCAAAGTACGTAATCAACAAAGAAGAGACCGCACCAATTTGGCTGCAGAAATTAAATCTGCATCTGATGAGATTAAGACTCTCAATACTGCTGCAGCTCCACATCGAAAAGAATCCAAAAAGATCGTTGCAGAGGTTGGACCGCTT